GTCACTGCCACCGGCAAGTTCATCAAGTACGACAACGCCGCCAGCGACGGCAGCCAGGCCGCGGTCGGCGTGCTCTACAACGAGTTGCCCGCCGTGAATGGCGACTACAAGGCGACCGTGTTCACTCGCGACTGCGAGGTCGACGGGGCGGTCCTGAACGGGGGCTCCGGCGTCGATGCGGCCGGCAAGGCCGACCTGTTGGCCCTGGGCGTCGTCGTCCGCTGATCCGCCAACCCTGAACTCCACGAGGAACCTTCCATCATGATGATCGACGTTTTCAAGGGTGACGGCTTCAGCCTGACGAACCTCACCAAAGCCATCATCGACCTGCAGCACACGCCGACTCGCATCCGCGACCTGGGCATCTTCGGCGAAACGGGCATCGACACCACTTCGGTGATGATCGAGCAGGACGCCGAGTCGTTCACGCTGGTGCCGGCGGCTCCGCGCGGCGCACCGGGAAAGCAGATCGGCCTGAACAAGCGCAAGGTCCGCACCCTGCAAACGACCCACCTGCCGCAGATGGTCCACCTCATGGCCGACGAGGTGCAGAACCTGCGCGCCTTCGGCTCGCAGTCCGAGCCCGAGCTGGCGATGGCCCGCCTGCGCAAGAAACTGGCCGTCGCTCGCCGCAACATGGAACTGACCATCGAGTGGCAGCGCATGGGCGCCATCAAGGGCCAGGTGCTGGACGCCGATGGCACGACGGTGCTGCTGGACCTGTGGAGCGAGTTCGGCGTCACCCAGCAGGAGTTCGACATGGCACTGGACAGCGACGCCACGAAGGTCCTGCAGAAGAACGCCGCGCTCGAGCGCATGGTGGAAGACACGCTGGGCGGCGTGATGATGTCCGGGTTGCACGTCCTGTGCTCGGCCGAGTTCTTCGACGGACTGGCGTTCCACCCGGCGGTCGAGGACACCTACCGCTATCAGCAGGGCGCGGCCATGCGTGGCGATCGTCGGGCCCGCGGTGTGCAGATCGGCACCACGACCTACGAGGAATACCGCGGCAAGATCGGCGCGACTCGTTTCGTCGAGGCCGGATGCGCCTACGCAATCCCGATGGGTGTCCCCGACCTGTTCGGCACCAGCTACGCTCCGGCGCCCTACATGGAAACCGTCAACACCGAGGGCCTGCCGTACTACGCGAGCCTGGAGATGATGGACCACAACGTGGGTGTCGAGGTGCAGACCCAGTCCAACCCGATCCACCTGTGCACCCGTCCGAACGCGATCGTTCGCCTCGGCAAGAACGCCGCGGCCCTGGCGTGACGCCATGACCCGGGGCGTCTTCGCCCGGGCCACCCAGCGCGCCCATCGTCTACTCGGCGAGGGCGCGTTGTTGCGTGGGGCCCCCGCCGGCAACGTGGCCATCGAGCACGGTGTGGAGATCGGGAAGGGGGACCCCGATCGTTCGCAGGACAACCACATCGTCCGCGCGGTCGTTGCGTCGATCGAGAAGTCGTACGCGCCTCGGACTGGCGACCTGCTCGAGCACCCGGACGGTAACTTCCGGCTCGACCGGCTGGTGGAGGACACCGGCTATTCGGTGCGGTACATCGTCGTGAAGGTATGACGCGGATCTCGTTTCGGATGCAGGGCGCCGCGCAGACGGCGGGTCGGCTCGAGCGGTCGTTCAGTCAGGCCGCGCTGCGCCTCGCTGCGATCGACGCCGTAAACGCGGTCGTGGCCAAGGCGCAGGAGACGATCCTCAAAGGCTCCACGGAAGACCTGGCGCTCGATCCGGCGTATGTGGCCTCGAAGACATCGGTCGTCCTGGCGACGAGTCGGCCCCACGCGGAGCTTCGCACCGTGGGCGACACGACGATCCTCGGGCGCTACCCGATCCAACAACTCTACAAGCCTGCGCTTGGCAAGGCCAAAGGCGACCCGAAGCGGGGGATCCCTGCGGGCATGAAGCAGGCCGGTCTCGCGGTCACCATCCGTCGGTCAATACCGTCGGCGCAGGGCGGCCGGTGGTTCACGATGACCCTGCGAGAGGGCCAGCGCGCGGGCAGCAAGATCGGCGTGTTCGAGCGGGTGCGGCCGAATCAGGTCGTCCACCGTTACGGCCTGTCCCCCTACTCGTTGACCCGGTTCCAGATCGGGAAGCATCTTGCCAAATTCGAGGCTGACCTGGAGGCGCGCGTCGCCCAGGCGGTCGGAGAGGTCGAGCCATGAGCATCCACACTGCTGAAGCCGTCGCGGCCGAAGCTGCACGTCGCCTGGCCCTGTGCCAGGTCGCGCAAGGGGCCGAGACAGATATCGGGCTGAAGGTCTACCAAGGGCTGCGGGTCGTCTCCGACGACATGCTGCCGTGTGTGGTGCTGCACGAGGGCGATGACGCCGTGTCGTCTACCGGGGCGAGGGTACAGGTGCAGCTTGCACAACGCTACCTGGCGCTCGGGTACTTGGCTTGCGACCCGCTCAACCCGAGCGTTGCGGCGCACCGAGCGATTCGCGACATCAAGCGGGCGCTGTTCTCCGACTTTCGATGGGGCGGGTTGATCCGGACCGTCAAGTACCTCGGCCGGGAGGTCGGGGCGCGCTCCGATGGGGCCGGCTTCGTGGTCGGCGCCGTGGAGTTCGAGGTCGAGTACGTCGAGGACCTGTCGAACCCGTAGCGAAACGCGGTTGCTTGCTGCGCCTATGTGCGGTGCCTAGACTGCCGCCATCTAATCGTTTCGTTGTGACGCAAGGACCATCAACATGTCTGCACGCGGTTTCTTGGGCGCTGGCGACCTGTACATCGCGCGCCAGGTGAGCGGGGTGTTCCAGGAGTACGAAGGCCCCTTCGAGTGCTCGAAGTTCGAGATCAAGCCCGCAGTTGACTGGAAGGAGATGACTTCCAAAAGCCGCGCCTCGTACGGTCAGACCATCGAGTCGGTGCCGATCCCGAAGCCGACCACGTTCACGGTCGAGCTGGGCGAGGTCAACCGCGCCGGTCTGGCCATCGCGTTGCTGGGCACCGTGGCCGCCGTCAGCCAGGGCGCGGGTACGCTGACCGACGAGGTCGTCACCGCCAAGCTTGACAAGTGGGTCCCGCTGTCGAAGGCCAACCTGCAAGCCGGCGTGGTGGTCACCAACTCGGCTGGAAGCACGACCTACGTCAACGGCACCGACTACATCGTCAATCCTCGCTACGGCTGGGTCAAGGCGCTGTCGACCGGCTCGATCACCGAGGGCCAGCAACTGAAGGTCGACGCGACCTATGACGCCATCACCGGCGACCTGATCCGCGGCTCGACGCAGAACCAGATCCGCGCGAAGTTCAAGCTGGACGGCAAGAACTTCGTGGACGACAGCGACGTGTCGGTGACGGTGCACGAGGGCGTGATTGCCGCCGAGTCGGCGTTCGATTTTTTGGCGGACAACTTCAACGCCATTTCGATGCCCGGTCGCATGAAGGTGCCGGCCGGAGGCACCGAGCCGTTCACGGTCGAACTGCGTCACGCAGCCTGACCACCCACCCGCGACAACGTGACGACGAGCGGGGCGTCGGGGTAACACCCGGCGCCCCGTTTCACTTATGGCGACCCGACGCGACGTAATCCTCGGCGTTGATGTTGAAACGAGCGGCGACGACGCGATTCGTCAGCTCGCGTCGAACTTTCGCACGCTCGCCCAGGAGGGCAGCGACGCGGCGCCGGAGTTCGCGCGCCTCGCGGGGGAACTGGACCGCCTGGCGGCGCAGGCCGCGGAACTGAAGTCGTTCAAGGCGCTCGGCGCCGACGTCGAGGCCCTGTCGTCAAAGCAGGCGCAGGCGGCCCGCGTGGCCGCCGAGTTGGCCGTCCAGTACGACGAACAGTCCTCTGCGGTGGCGCGGCTCAAAGAGGCCCAGGCGCAGGCGGCGGGGGCGGTCGAGACGGCGCGCACGGCACTGTCAGGCGCCCGCTCGGCGCTGGCCCTGCTGAAGGCTGAGACGGACGACGCCGGCCGGAAAACCGACGCCTACGCGGCGCAGCAGAGGGGCCTGAAGGTCGAGATCGAGACGGCGAAGTCCGCGCTGCTCGAGAAGCGCCAGGCGCTGGCTGCGGTAGCTCAGGAGGCCGGCGCGGCCGAGCGCATCGAGCGTGCCATCGCCACTGAGTACGCGCGCTCGGCGGAAGCCGCGGTGTCGTCCACGGAGGCACTGCGCGAGCGCGGGCAGGCGCTGCAAGAGTCCCAGCAGGCCCTCGCGCGCATGGGCGCCGATGCGTCGAGCGTGGCCAACGCCGAGCAGCAGTTGACCGGTGCGCTGCGCGACGTGGTGGCCGCCGGGCGTGCGGCCCAGGGGTCGGCGGAATCGCTCGCTGCCGCGCAGCGACTGGCGGCTCAGGCGGCCCAGGAGCAGGCGCAGTGGGCTCGGGCACAGGCTCAAGCCGCCGTGGTGTCCGAGCAGGCCGCGTTGCGCGAGTCTGAGGCGTTCGAGAAGAACTACCTCGCGGCGCAGGCGTTGGCGGCGAAGCGCGCCGAGCAGGCTGAAGCCGATCGCCTGGCGGCCATCCAGTCGCGCGGGCTCGCCGACGCGATGGACAAGGCCCGGGCGGCGGCAGCGTCGGAGCTTGCGGCCGTTCGCGAGTCGGAGCAGTTCCTGCAGCGGTACGAGGCGGCGGCTCGACAGGCCGCCACGGCGACGATCCAGTTCGCGCAGGGAGGGTCGAAGCTCAACGAGATGTTCGGCACGACCGGCGTGCGGTCGATGGCCGCGATCGAGGCCGAAATCCGCAAGGTCGAACTCGCGATGTCGGCGCTCGAGCGGTCGTACTCGCGCGGGTCCATCAGCGCAGCCGATCTCGCTCGCGCGACCAGCAGCGCGCAGGTCCGTCTCCAGCAGTTGCAGGCCGAACTGAACACGACGCCGAAGGTCGCGGGCGTGTTCGAGCAGATGAACTCCCAGGTGATGGGGCTCATCAATCGGTTCGGCGCCCTCGGCGCCGCTGTGGCCACGATCGGGACGGCGGTTCGCCCGGTCGTCGAGGCGACGGTCCAGCTTGACCAGATGCGCCGGGCCCTGACGACCGTCACGGGCAGTTCGGCCGAAGCGGCGAAGCAGATCGAATTCCTGCGCAACGTGGCGCAGAAGGCCGGGGCGTCCGTCGGTGACGTGGGCACGGCCTACTCGAAGTTTGTCGCGTCGGCCTCGACCGCCGGCATCTCGATGAAGACGGTTCAGAACGTCTTCGAGTCGGTCACGGTCGCAGCGGGGAACCTCGGCCTCGGCTCCGAGCAGACGAAGCGCGCCCTCGAGGCCCTGTCGCAGATGGCGGCGAAGGGCACCGTCTCGATGGAAGAACTGCGCCAGCAGTTGGGCGATGCGCTCCCCGGCGCGCTGTCGCTCATGGCGCAGGGTCTGGGCCTGAGCCAGCGTCAGTTGATCGACCTCGTGGCCGCGGGCGGCCTGCTGGCCGAGGATGCACTGCCGGCGCTGGCCGAGGCGTTGAAGAAACTCGGGCCGGCCGGCGGCGAGTCCGTCTCGGGCCTCGTGGCCGAGTGGAACCGGCTGAAGAACGTCACTTCCGAGACGACCACGGTCGTAACTGACGGGGCGTTCGGGCAGGCGGCCGGCGCTGCGCTGAA